CGTGGGCAGCAGCCTGGCGAATTACTACAGGTTCTATGTCGATGGGGACGATACTCATCCGTACGGTGGCTGGAAGTGTAACCCCATCAATCCAACGGTAACAGCCAGTCTGGCGCAAGGAACTCCGTCGGGCACGAACCAATACTTCGGCGTGGCCTACAACGTAGACAACGCAGTGTCCAAGGGCAATCCGGCGGCACTGGGCGCGATTCGCTTTGGTAGGTGTTATCTGCTCTGTACCGGGGGGGAGTCTGGGAACTACGCTACCTTCGCGGGGGCGGGCATATTCAACGATTACAATGATGGCACTAATGGTTGGAATCGTCTGGGGTTATTGCAGCCTGATGGTGCGTCTTTCAAGATGCAGGGCTTGTTCCAGATGGGTTCCTCAGGGGCTACGGTTGATTTTCGTGACTCAAACAAGACCCTCAACATCCAGGCCACTCCATTTGTTACAGCGAGTTTTAACACCTTTGAAGTACAGAACTCTGGGAGTCGTGTTGACTGGACAGGTATCACTATTAACGCACTCGGCACTGTTTCACGTGGAAGATTCCTTGCCACAGGCAACGCAGATATTAATTTTGAGAACTGTACCTTCAATGACATGGATGCCTTTACGTTCCAGTCTAACAGTACAGTTAATCTCACTGTTTTCCGCCGTTGCGGGCTGGTGACAGTGGGCGCAGGGACACTTACAAATTGCACCTTCGACCAACCTTCAGGGGCTATCGGGTGTTCTACGTCGGCATTAAGCTATTTGTCTGATTGCATTTTTGTCTCTGATGGAACTGGTCATGCTGTGGATCTCGGCACCATATCTGCGACGACCTCGATGACTTGGGATTGTGTGGACTCAGGGTACGGCTCAACCGGGACTGCGAATGCCACAATCAAGGTCAGCGTAGCGAGTGGGCAGACACTGACTATTAACGTCGGGGCGGGGAAGAGTACGCCTACCTATTACAATACAGGCAGTGGCTCAGTAAGCGTGGTTTCAGGGCAGGTGACGTTGACTTTATCTGGTCTAATTTCTGGTTCTGATGTTGTAATTAAAACCAGCGACACGAATACAGCATTAGTAAATGTAGACCAAAATAGTGGATCTACGTATGGGTACATATATACATATGCCGCAAGTACATATGTTGATATATCTATTATGAAAGCGGGCTATATGCCATTAACTATTTACGACTTTTTGCTTGCAGACAGCAATGCTACCTTACCGATTGCACAAGTTATAGATAGGGCATATACATGAAAGTAAAAATAACTGCAACAACTGATAACAAATTTTTAGGATTTAAGTTTAATTCTACAGCAAATCCTATTATGCTCCCCCAGGGCATAAAAGTATTTGTAGAAAGAGTCATGCCGCTACCTGATGGTTTGCGGTTTATAAGTAGTTCATACATCATTGATACTCAGGAGGCTTAGGCATGGCAAAGATCACCAATAAATCATCGCTCAACATCGGTACAGAATTAACTGTGAATGTAGGGACAAGAATAATTACGTTAAATGTAGCGGGCAACTTAGTTGCCAAAGACGGCTGTACATGGCAAGCACTGTACTCGAAGATGATTGCTTTGTGGCAAACTGAAAGCTACAACGAACATCCGTTCCCATTCTATACCATTGATGCACTATCTGGTCAGTTTAACATCGGTTTCGACGGTTCACGTTATAATGACTGGACATTCGAAACCAATACTAAACTATACCTGCGAGACGGCGGTTGGAATGAGTATACCCCGACGGCACCAGGTGCTGATGGGACCTCTGCATCAGGTACTATCTCTAAAACATTTGTAGGTATTGTGTCCCTGGGTACAGTGTCCTCCGGCACTCAGTTGTACTATCAGAAAGTTAGCGGTGGTTCTGCGGCTAACTTTACTTACACCGATGCAGCGAATATCGGCGTAGATGTAACAGCCGATACCACTTACTTTAAAGGGTATTGCCGAGAGTATTTCAAGAAGTACAGCGAATCCATATTGGCAGATACCGGTAAAACGGCGACCGGCGCTTATCTGGTAAACTTACTTCTATCCAATTCCGATGACTTGGATATTGTTAATGATGATACTGATGTTATCGACACCCCTATCAGCCCGTATGATTCAATGCGAATTAGTTATTTTGCTTCTGCGTATACAAAGGCTGTTGAATCTGCAACAGGAAGAAACTTCGGCATTGTGGTAGATATTGGTACGCATTCAGGTGTTGATGGCTCAATGACCGCCGCGGGTAGCACCCTTACAAGTGCGATTGGAGGTATTGATATTGCTGGGAACCCTTTTGCTGGCGGGACACTAACTGTCCATGAAGGTACTAATAAAGGTATTTACACCATTAGCGGTAATCCAACAGCAACTGTAGTTACCATCACAGGTACATTTGCTGCCTCTGAATCAGCCGCTTCATTTACAATCCAACGTGCAGCCCCAGTTACTGCGTCATTGAAACAGTTGTATACCTTTGTTCAAGCGAAATTGCGCCAGTCAGGTAGCATCAATGATGTAGCAGGCGGAACAAGTGTAACAGGTAAAATTGCCTCCCTGTTGATGAATTGGACAGCAAAACTTAACTGTGGCTTCTATGCTCCAAGTAACTTAGCTGGTGGTGGATCTGGTGTAATAGTAGAAGGTCTTTCAGATGCCGATGTAAACAGTATTATATTCTATGACAACTCAGCAGTCTCTCGTGAATACCCGTATGCAGCGGCTGGTAGCCTGAATTTCAACAGTAATTTGACCTCTGGTGGAACTGGTTATTATGTTCTTTATTACACAGACCTCAGTGGCACCAATGATTATGGAACAGCAGATGCGGTTATTGTTAAGAACAAGCTTGGCGTGGACATCTCCGGGACAATCACGGGGGCAAGTATCTCATTCAACTATGACTACACCAATGATACCGCTGGTGGGTTTAGAACGGGTGGAACCGAAACAGCAGTGACCCTGGTTGCCGGTAATCCTGGTGTCGCTAAGCCTGTGGTTGCAACAGGCACCTTGATTGAGTCAAAATCTATCGCAATATCTGCGGTTGCTGAACAAGATCGGGCTTACCAATAAGAATAGGGAGAATTAAGTATGGGACACGCACACATCAGAGTACCGCCCGACAGCACAGGTAAGCGGATGCACGCCAGAGCCTTCGTAGATTTTAATTATGAAGGGTTAACGCAGGCTTTTGAGCTTGGTGATGTTGTTACTTTTTTTGAATCCGGCATCATTGCAACTATTTCAAGGATTGAAGTTACCACCAGTACCACCGGGCAAGTTCACGCCGGGATAACTGCCAATAGTGCCGAGGATGACCCTGTAGCTGGAGAGTCTATTTACCTTGGAGGTGTCGAGGTTGCTACCGTCTCAGGCACTGCCGTAAAGTATTATGATCAAGCAATGATCCTGACCGGCAAAGATATCGACTCTTGGCTTGAGGTTGATTCTTATGGGGCCGCGTATACCAGATACCAAGGGGGTGCGCCTCTCTTCTCTACCAGCGGGGAAGAGATAGTAGCGGATATTCATACCCAAAATACATATCTGTTCACTTACTCCGAACTCCCGGAGTTAATTGAATCAAAAGAAACCGCCAACGGAACCGTTGCATATAATGGCACAGCGGGGGGTGTTGATCTGTCTCTTACCGCAGCGTCTGGTGATAAAGCAGAAATGAGGACAAACAATTACCACAAGAATGTGTACGGGGCTTCCCGTATACTCAAATTTGCAGTGGTGGCTTCTGATAATGGAACTGCCAATGTTGACCGCAAATTCGGTTATTTTGATGATAGCGACGGGGTATTTATTGGGCATAACGGGGAACAGTGGTACGTTGGATACCGTAGCTCTATGTCTGGTTCTGTTGTTGACTACATCACATTGCAGGAGGATTGGAACATAGATCGCCTTGACGGCTCTGAAGGCGTGATGAATAAGACAAAGACTGACTTGGACTTGTCTAAAATAAATCTGCTTTCTATTGATATTAACTGGATGAATGCAGGCGACGTTAGATTTGGAGGAATTATTGGCGGTGGCGCTGGCACAGCCTCTTTTGGGTCGTTTCATATCCTTCATTTGCACAACGTCAACGCTCTTTCCTTCATGAGAACCGGATCCTTACCTTTGTCGTGGGAAACGTCGAATACTGGCGTCGCAGAAGGAGCTTCTTGGCTCAGGTGCCATACGGCTGTTGTCCAGTCTGCTGGTGTAACTTCGATGTATTATGAACCATTCTCTGCGTATTCTGCGCCTGTTACTCTAAACTCGGCAGAGAACTACACAGTGATTGGTTCTATGCGGGCGGCCCAGTTATTCTTGACGAAACGAAACACCAAAAGGATTGTACCGCAAAAATTTGATATCTATTCAACAGCCCCTATTCTGGTCAAGTTGGTGAAAAATCAAACACTTGCTGACGAAGAGTGGACAAGTGCCGGGGCAGATAGTGGTCTTGAAATATCTTTTGATGGAAATATTACCGATACGGGGAAGCTCCTTTTGTCGGTACTTATCCCCAGCCATGAGGTCATGGATTTGTCCAATGTTTTTGACTTGAACAAAGAGCTCATTATCCGCAAATGTTTTGATAATCTCGCAGCCGATGAGTATACTGTTCAGGCCAGGCTGCTTTCGGCGGGTAGTGCAACCGTCTATGCTACCCTTCTTTGGAATGAGATTAGATAGTGTTTATTTTTAATACATTCCAAGATTATTGGAATCTTCGTTCCCCGGTCACGATTGATGGGGTGTTGAAGAGGATTGTAGTCAACCCAGGCGTAACTGAACTTGATATCAGGGTGATGTGGTCAAGATGGATAGATTGGATTACCCTGAGCGGAAACACTAACTTTCTTTTGGCTATGCGCATCTCTGGATTCGACGTGATCCCAGGGGGAAACACAGGAGCTGTCTTCTTCTTGCAGAATGGCTGGAAGCTGATTCTTGATCTACGGAAGGTTCGGGTTCGAGGTGTTTTGTTTTCAGACGACTATGATACTGCCTATTACGATGAGAATTTAAAGCCCCAGTATCCGGCAGAGGTTTCCTCAGTGGTGAATACGGCCACCACGATTCAGAATGTCGTAACAGGGGATGTATCTACTGTCCCAGCGGCAGTGTGGGCGCATGAAGGGAGAGCATTGGACAATATAACCAATCTTGCTGATCTTATGGGGGAGATACCAGAAGAAGTCTGGAACGTGACCCCAGCGTCGATGGCTACCGGCTCGATAGGCGACATCTTGAACAAGGTGTACACGAAGGTTAAAAATATATTCTCTTTGGCGGCATAATATGATTGTTTCGGCAGTATTTTTAAACAACGGTGGGCCGGTAACAGGGCTATCTCCTATAATCAGGATCAGGAATGTAGCCACTGGTGCGCTTGTCGTTAACTCGGCTGATATGACAGAGATAGGTGACGGTTTTTACACCTACGATTTTAGCGAGATCGTAGCAGGTGTTTCTTATACTGTCCTTTGTGATAGCCTGACGTTGCCTGTGGCTGAAAGATACGCGGTGGGGGATATAGAGCCAGTATTATCAGTTGACGGATTAACCATAGAGCAAGCACTTACTCAAATGAATTCGGTTCTCGCAGGGAATGCCGTTGGGTTAGACTCTACTACTCCTATCTTTTATGGGCAAGATGGAACTACTACAAGAATTAGGGCTACTCAGTCTAATGGGAATAGGACAATTACTGAAAGGAATCTCTAATGAGTTATTTTGGTAATTGGAACGGAAATTATTTTAGTAGTTGGTTTTCCCATTTAATTAAACCAGTAGCCGAATTTTTAACTGAAATTATTTTATATGCAAGAAATGCTATATTTACAACATTTGGTAAAAAGATATTGACATTAAAGACAGAACCAAGAACTATTAATGTCTTCAGTAAAGGGAAAAAATCTCAATTTATAATTTTCGGAAGAAATATAATTCAGTGAGGAGATAAATGGATTTTACAGGGAGTGGCACAAATATTTTAAGAGATGGGGTTATAAACTTTCCGTTAATTTTTTCCTTTTTGCCTTGTTCAGGTGAAAGGACGAATGATGGGAGCATCCCTTATGGATCAATAGTGTCAACAGCTACGGCTGTTTTATATTCTTCCGCTAATGTAGATATATCAACTAATATTATTGGCTCTGTTCAGGTTGAACGGAATACAGATGTCAGGATTCTTTTAAATTATTCAGCAATTCCAGCAAAGGGTAGATGTAAATTGCTTTTATCTCTTAATTTAAATACTGGTTCTGTATTAGTTAAAAGATATGATAGATTAACAATAGAATAAATTAATAGGGTAATATTATGTCAATTGTATCTTTAGATGATTGTTTGATTTTTTTAGGAATAGACACAGATGAAACAGATAATAGCATATCTGGGACAATAGATTCTTTCCGCTTAGAGGCAGAGGAATTTATATCCAGTTATTGTAGGCGTTCATTTGATGAAACTTCATATAGATTAGAAAGATATGATGGAAATAGTGGAACGACTTTAAATCTTAATAATTACCCAATTACAGCTGTCGATAGGGTTGCTATTGGAACATTGAATGTAATGCAGGTTAGGAACACTAATCAATACTCCACCACTACAGTGTCAGCAACGACTACAGGGATGCGGTTGGTACTTAATGGTACTGCTAACACAACCGTTACGTTCGCCGCTAATACGACGATGATAGCAGTCGTAAATGCTATAAACGCATTAGGTAGCGGATGGGAAGCAAGAATAACATCAAATATTTATTCTAATTTTAAATCTACTGAAATAATTCCTTGTTATGGATTAAACTCTATTGATAGCAATTGGGTTGATTTATATAAAACTGATGTTCCTCTCAGTGATTTTCATGTGTATTTAGATAGAGGGCAAATTAAAAGATACAATGGCTTCCCTTCTGGTGGGCAGAATATTTATATCGATTATACAGCCGGGTTCACTTCTTCTAATATGCCATCTGATTTACAACTTGCGGTAAAGATCATAGTTCAATATCTTTACAATAAAAATCAAGAAAGCTCCTTCGGCTTAACTCAATACAGAATTGGTTATAACTCAGTATTATCAATTTTTGAAGAAGGCTCTATCCCTAAAGAAGCAGAAAGGATTCTCTTCAAATATCGTAGGAATCGGGTATAGTTATGGCTCCTGGGTATAAAATAAGGATGATGTTGCAACAAGTATCTGGAGTCAGTGACGGGATGGGGGGATTTACCCCTACCTGGGCTGATATTAGAGAATTGAAAGGCTCTCTAATTTATTTAAAAGCGAAGGAAAGTTTTGCCAACAATGTAACGTCAACAATATCTACTCATTTTTTTCAATGTGATTTTCCTAAAGATATTACGGTAACAGAAAAAGATAGATTGACGCACAACGGGGATATTTATGAAATAACACTTTCTGAGAATGTGTCTAAGAGAGATATATCACTTTACTTAGAATTAAAGAAGATTAAATAATGGCGAAAACAGTCTGGAATGACAAAATTATTTTAGCTTTACTCGCTACTAAAATGGGTAATGCTATTGATAATTCATGTGAAATGTTGACGGATAAAGTTAAGGAATCTATGCAACCAGGAACAGGTAGATCATGGCCATCTAAACGACCTGAAGGCGGAATGCACACTGCATCGATCCCCAATGTTCCACCGGCACCCGATACCGAAGAACTCCGTGATTCAATTAGCTGGGCCGCTTCTACTGGAAACAAGGGTGGCGGCATAAGATTAGAGAGTCCTGTTTATGGGGCTAATACTGGTAGGATAGTAGGGAAGGTAGGGACAACTAATAGTAAGGGATGGTGGCACGAACTTGGGTGGACCATAAATGGCGACAAACGTCCATTCTTGCGTCCAGTATTGGCTAATAGTACAAAAGAAGTCCTTGAAATTATAATGAGAGAAAAAATATGAGTTCAACAGCTTTAGCGACAGGCATCTATAACTACTCTCAAGTAGCAAGTATGTTGAAAACAGCTATTGGCGGAAGAGTATATCAAGTCAGGGCTCCTCAAACGCCCATTTATCCATTCGTTATTTTCTTTTTCGTTAGTGATGTTCCTGATTACTATTTTACTGCTCCCTCAGATAGTCAGCAAGCGATTTTCAATGTCCAATTTCAGTTTAATGTTTATTCTAAAAACACCTCGACAACTGAAATAAATACAATCAGTGATGCGTTAGTCGATAGATTCGACTTTGCATCACTGATTGTCTCTGGATATAACGTATTTAAATTAGAGAGAACAGCAAAATACCCTCCTGTTTGGATAGAAGAAGTCCAAGGATTTGTGAGTTCTGTTGTTTATAATATCCAGATGAAGAAAAGTTAGATTTATCGAATAAATTATTAAAGTTTTGTGTTTAGTGTCCGATAAGTATAAAATGGATATTAAAATAGCAATAGCAAGCCCCCTGACTTATTCCTCTGTTCCGATTCAATTCTTTGAATCATATTTAAGTATGGTAAAACCATACCCTCACGCATTTTTACATTCTACGGGTTATCAAGGTTTAGACGTAATAAGAAATAATTTAGTTAAAGGTGCGAAGAATTTGAATTGCACTCATATTTTATTCCTTGATATAGATCATCGTCACCATCCTGAAACAATACCAAAATTACTATCTCATAATTTACCAGTTGTATCTGGATTATCATATATGAGGAGGGAGGATTTTGACCCCTGCATGTTCAGAGGGATGATCAATGGTTATCATCCAGTAAAAGAATGGGAAGAAAATTCTCTGATAGAGGTCGATAGTGTAGGTGCGGCTTGCTTATTACTGGACATGAAAGTATTTGATAATATAGAGCCTCCATATTTCGCTTTTATGGCTAACCCTGATCCGGGAATCCCGTTCGGAATCGGTGAAGACGTATTTTTGTGTAATAAATTAAAACAGGCAGGTTATAAAATATACGTAGACACGAGTTGTCCAAATAAACATTTAGCAACAATAGAAGTAGACAAAGAATTTTCGGACAATTGGAGAATAATCATTGATAAATAAAAAACATCCATCTGAGTACGTGGGCGAAAAATTCGGCGAATTAACCATTATTGAAGTATTAAACCCATATGTTCAACAAAATGGGAGGAAAAGGACCAAGGTTATGGCTCGATGCGAATGTGATGGTAATGTAGACGCATACCGTCTTGAGGCATTGCAATTTGGAAGCACAACATCTTGTGGTTGTGTTCAAAAGGAGAATACGTCAAAAACAAAAACTACTCATGGTCTAACGAAACATCCATTACATCGGGTATGGCTTGGAATTAAGAAAAGATGCGATAATGAGAATGACCTTAGATATAAAGATTGGGGAGGAAGAGGGATTACAATTTGTGATGAATGGAAAAACAAATTTAAAACATTTTATGACTGGTGCGTAAATAATGGTTGGAACGGGAAATTACAAATCGATAGGATAAATAATGATGGTAATTATGAGCCGAATAATTGTAGGTTTTTGACAGCACAAGAAAACAATGGTAATAAAAGATTAATAATGAGTTCTAATACATCTGGATACCGGGGAGTTAGTTTTATTAAAAGCAAAGGATGTTTTAGGGTAAAGATTAGCCATAAGAATGAAACTGTTTATTTGAAGTATGGCTTCTCCACCGCGAAAGGTGCAGCAATAGCACGAGATATTTATTGTATAAAAAATAATATTCCTTTCACCCTTAATTTCCCAGAATTGATTTATTGGATGGCTTTATAATTCTTTTATAAAGAAAAATCAATCAGGGAGGAAAAATGACCGAAGGGAGACGGGAATGCATTACAGTAGTTATTCCAACAATGTTAATGTGTCCTAAAGATATTTTCGGGTATACATTAAATCAATTAGAACAATCAGATTTAGTTAAAAATATCATCATTATTGATAATACAGAAGATAAAGATTTCGATAAGCATTTTGCTTTAAATAGTAAAATTCAGCATCTTAAATTACCAGGGAACCAAGGGGCAACCTATAATCCAGGAATGGAATTATGTGATACTGATTATTATCTTTTATTAAATGATGATGTTGCTTGCCGAAGTAGTATTTTGGATAATTGTTTTCGTATTATGGAATTAGATAAGAATATTGGTTTAATTCAAGTTAATACTAAAAGAATGCAACCATTAGATGAATATATCCAAAATACTAGTGAGAATGATAAAATAAGTGTCTTTTTCCCGGATAATCCTTCTCTCTGTATGACCGGCTGGTTCCAATTCGGAAGAAAAGAGGATTGGGAACCTATCCCTGATGAATTGAAATATTTTTATGGGGATAATTTACTTCTTGCTCATATGGCCTTTAAGGGTAGAAAAGTAGCTAGGATAGTATCAGATCATGTGTCTCACATGGAATCATCTACAGTGAATAGAATAGTTCCTGTTCAATCAGCACTAAAAGATGAAGGAATTCTTTTTAATAAAATAATAAGGAATATGGTCGATGAAAAGAATTCAACTAGATAAAAGAACAGATTTGAAGTCTGAAATCCCCCTTGATACTCCTTATTGCATCTTTATAGACCCATCCACCGCCTGTAATTTTAAGTGCGGTTTTTGCATGAATCAATATATAAAACAACCATCCGTAATGAGTATGCCTTTATTCAAAAAGTTAATTGACGATTTAAATGAATTTAAAGACCCAGTTAAAACTATTAGACTTTATGGTTTTGGCGAACCTCTTCTGAATAAAAACTTCTGTGATATGGTTAGATATGCGAAGAAAAGTCCAAAAGTTTTAGAAGTCGATACAACCACTAACGCCAGTATGCTTACACCTGAATTGATAGATGATTTAGTTTATAGTGGAATAGATAGGATTAATATCTCTATAGAAGCGATGAACACAGAGAAGTATAGAGAATTCACCAATAATTCTACTGTTATATTTGAAAATATTGTCGAAAATGTTAAGGTGCTATTTGAAAAAAGTCAAGGTACTATTATTTTTGTTAAGATATGTGGTGATTTTCTTACAGATGAAGAAAAGGAAAAGTTCCTGGACATTTTCATTCCTATCTCTCATGGGCGTGATATAGAACACACGATGAATTGCTGGAGAGATGTAAAGGTCGAAAATGTTAATCAAGAAGTTGGAATATACGGCCAAGAATTGAAAGAAGTATCAGTTTGTCCGTATGTGTTTTACAGTTTCTTTATTCA